CTGTCGAGACGCGCTCTCTGATAGCTACTTCTCGTTCATGGAACAGCCGCCAGAAGTGGTCACGGAAATCAAGCCGATGCTCCTGCGTCAGGACTCGATCATCTACGTCGTGCACCCGACTCGCGTGCGGAAGCCAAATAAGGCTGGGCGCTACGAGTTTCTAACCGAGCCCCACATTTCCCTACCCTTCGACATGGAGACGTTGGTTCAAGGTAAGGCGCGAGTACAACTAGACCTCAATGGTATTACGGGCGAGATCTCGAAGAGATGCAAGAACGATCCAGCGGAACGGGGCGGACGCTTCTTCAGGGCCCAGTTGTCGAGCGTGGACAAGAAGGCTCCGAACGAGGCGATGATTCGCATCACCGATCTCTGACCGAGTACCGGCGACTGCGCCGGCAAATGATCGAGCTTCTCGAAGAGGAGCTCAGCCGGCGAGCGGCAACGCCGACAGTGTCTGACTGCAGACGAGCTCTAGCGATGGCGCGGGAGCTCTTAGAGCTGCAGCAGGCTGAACTGTTAGACGTCGTGTTATAATACAACGTGCCTCTAAACTCGTGGTTCACTAACACTATTGCAAATCTACCGGGTGAGACGGTCACACCGGGGGCGGTCTCGCCGACTTTGCAAAAGTTTTTTGGGGCCGCGATTCCACAGGCCAAGGTCTTGCCGACCGTGGGCAACTTGCTCACGCGGCAGCCCGTTCAGCAGCCCGCGCAGCCTGCGACGCAGACGTTCCACGACCCGACGACGGCTGCACCCCCGCAGCGGCTCGCGACCACGGGCCCGATCGTGCAGTCAAGCACCGGGGCTCCGCTCATTGGGCCCGGTCACAATGCGGACGCCACTACGTACTTCGACCGCGACCGCTACAAGGGCACGCCCGAGCAGCGGCTCGCGCAGTGGCGCAAAGAAGTCGACATCGCGGTCGAGGCCAAGCGCAAGTTCCTCAGCGAGCGGCTGTCGAAGGCGCAGTCGGAAGCGAAACGACTCGGCGAGTCTCTTCCGGGCCTCGAAGCGCAGAACGCCGAGGACCATAAGAACTACGAGGGCTTTCTTAGGTCCACGTTAGCAGCACGGCTCAAGGGTATAAACGACCCGAACGATCCTATCTATCGCGCGAACACGATCGATACGATCCGAGCGGAGTTTCCGTTCGACAGCTGGGCAAGCGTGCCAGATGCGACGCTCAAATCGGCGCAGCGAGACTTCGCGACAGCTACTGATAACTCGAAGAAGTGGGGCGACTCGCTCGAGGTCGATTGGCAAAATGCCGACAACGGCATGTATAAGCAAATCGATACTTATACAGCTGAGTATGAGAAGTATAAGAAGTGGGATGAGGACTATCGCAAGGCCCAGTCGGGCAACGATATTGCCTCCAAAGAATACGAGCACGAACGCGCTGCTTACGAAAAGCTAGCGGGCGAGTGGCAGACATTTCTCGACGCGGACGCCAAGTGGAAAGCACAAGCAACCCAACTAAATGCCGACGTTGCGGCCGGCAAGTATCGAGTACAAAACGCGTGGAAGCTGATCACGAGCGGGAATCTGACGCCGCAGCAGCGAGACGCGCTGATGGCGGAGCTCGAGAAGGGCAACGTCAATCCAAACCTTGGCGTACCCGACCTTGGTCCGCAGCCGACGCCCCCCGCGACAGAGCTGCCTGGGACGCCGCCTACCCCACCGCAGATCGTAGACCTGCCGGCGCTGAACCTGGACCCTGGTATAGCAAGCTTTTTGGGGGTCGAACCGAATCACGGGGGTGTAGCTGCGACGCAAATCGCAGCGCCGACAGCGATTACGCCAGCGGCAGCCGAGACGGAACCGCTACCCGACACGACTCCGCAGCCATGGGCGGCCCCGACCTCGACCGCTACGCCGCCCGCGACTGGTACGACGCAGACCGCGACCACTCCGCCGTGGGAGCCGGGACACACGCCGACGCTGGCGGAGGCGCAGAGCTACGTCTACCCGACTACCCCTGGGGCGCCGAAAGCTACTCCAACCCCCAAGTCGGCGCCGGCTGGGACACCAGCACCAGCACCGACAGCTACGGGAGCGGAAGCAGCGGGCACGACTCCACCGGCGGATCCGACCCCACAGGAGGATTCGGGGGAGGCGGCGGGGACTTCGGAGGCGGAGGCGCCTCCGGCGAGTGGTAACACTGGTGCCATCAGTGCTGGCACAGCTGAAAAGAAGGGCACGCCGCAGCGCGAGGTTGGCGCAGGCACCCCGCAGACGAACGCGCAGGGCAGCACTCAGCAGACGCTCGACCAAGCCAGCAGCACGCCAGCTCCGACGCCGCAGACCACGCCGGGAGCGCTCGCGAAGCTGACGTCAGGCGCGGCCATCGAAGAGCCTGCCGGCGATGACGGTCAGAGCGACGGCTCGGCCGGGCAGACGACCAATAAGGACGAGAAGACGAGCAAGCCGCAGACGACGCCGCCCTCGATCCTCGCGCCGTTTCAGAAGCAGGCGGAGATCGAGAAGACTCCAGAAAGCCAGGACGCATGGGCGTAGTAGATGATTTTCTTGAAGGCTGGAAGCGCAAAGCTGGCCTCGGAGACACGGGCGAAGCAGTCACAAACTACTTCACTAAAGACCAGAATACATTCGGTCGCAAAGATAGACCCGAAGGTATCGATGCCACGTACGTCGATGTTGACAAAGACGGCAATCGAGTCACCGGTCGAACTATAGGGCAGACTGTATCTAGAAAGCCCTATGAAAAGGCAAAAGAAAGAAATCCGGTTTCTACCGCGCTAGGCGGCATGGCCGGCAGTGCGACGGTACAGGCGCCGGTGTTCGCCGCTACCAGTGGTATAGGCTCTATCCCTGGGCGCCTGCTACGCAACTATCTGACGGGTGCCGGCGAGCACGCGATCAGCGAAGAGCAAGGCGGGCTTAGTGACAAGGTGAAGGGTACGGCGAAGTGGTCAGTCGATAACCCGCTGCAGACCGCTGTGAACACGCTCCTGCCCGAGGTGATGCCTCACGCGCTCAAGGGCCTGAAGGCGGGAGTCGGCAAGCTCCTCGGCCGAGCTCCGAAAGAAGTGCCGATGTCTAAGGGCGGCATGGACGAGGCGGAGATGGACGACATTATGCGCGATATCGCCGACTACGAAGCGACGCACGGCGAGCAGACGACTGCGGAAGACAGAGCGAAACTTGTGCGCGAGCTCATCGGGCGGCGTAGGCCCGACTTGGTCGACGTCCCCGAGTCGATAGCTGGCGAGCCTCCTGCCAACGGTAACCGGACTATCGCCGCGAATGACAACGCCTATTCGAAACCACGCGCGTCTGACGGCGACGTCGACTTGCCAGATATCGGCAAGCCCGCTCGAAGGAACGTCGCTAACGACAACATCAACATTCCGATGCCGCAGGTGCCTCGAGAGCAGCGCGTGAAGCGTGCGGTCAATGACGACGCAGATCGGGCGCGAATTCAAGGCGAGACGGCAGAAGAGATCATCGGAAGCTTCTTCGACCACATCAAGAAGATGCCGATGTTTCAACGTCGCCCGCCGCAGACAGAAAACATTCTCAACGAGATGAACGAGACGGGAGAGCTGCCCCCCAAGGATAAACTGACAGATATCGTGCGAGAAGCGTACCCGGATAATATCGGGATAAGGAAGCGAACGAGGCAAGCGCTCAACGAAGAGCCGGTCAACACGCAGCGCGATCACATGGGCGCGCACGAGATGGGCAAGCAGCGCTCGCGGGAAGCTAGCGAGGCTTTCGAAAACGCCAAGACGCACGACGAGCGGATGTCCGCGCTCGACCAGCAGCGAGACGCCTACAACTTGCCCAAGCGCGAGCCCACGGGAGACGACGACGTCAGCAACATGATCCGCGAGCTCCGCGGCAAAGAGGCAGCGGAGAAGGCGGACTGGGAAGCGAAGTGGCTCTCGAAGCAGGAGGACAAAAACCTTCTCGACCCCGAGGAGACTGAATAATATGCCAGATCCGGCATACACAGAGCTCATCCGCAAGCTCAAGGGAATGTTCGACTCGAAGCCTAAGTTCGACGTCGACGTAGGCCCCGTCGAAGAGCTCAAGTACGGCGCTGTAGAGCCGCCGACGATTGACCTGAAGAACCGCCCTGAGCACCGCATGCCAGACGGCAGCGTGGCGACAGTGCGATCGATGGGTATCGAACACGACGGCAAGCACGCGCTTCTGCCCACGATCAGCCACGAAGGCAAAATCTGGTCAGACGACGAAGCGTTCGATAACTACATGAAGACGAACGAGCACATGGGGCTCTACCCCGACGACGAGACGACAGACAAAGCGGGCGAGCTGATCCATCAGGACCAAGCCCAGATGCTGCGCGACCGTCGCACCGACCGCTTCAAAGACAACTTCAAATGGCTTGCCAACGACTCGCGCATGCGACTCGCCGACAAGGGCAACGCTAACCCTAGCCCCGAAGACATCGAGAAAGAAAACAAGCAGCACGAGGACGCAGACGTACTGCTTAGCACTGATCTGTGAACGAGACTGGACTGAGCGACACTAGCCTGCTTTGGCGGGCGGGTCGCATACGTTACAAGCTACACCCCGGGCAGTTAGAGCTCTACGAAAAGTATAGAGCTTGGGAGGCGGAGACGTACGCGGCACGCTTGCGTGGCGACGTCGTGCATCCTGACGCCGACTGGCCGCGGATATACGTGGCCAACTGCGCGCGCCGCTTCGGCAAAGACTTTCTGGGGCTGCTGATCCGCATCGAAGACGCCATTCGTGAGCCGAAGCAGATCCTAACATATGCGACGGCTCTGCAAAAGGACATTGCGTCGATTGTTATGCCGCTCATGGAGCAGATCTGCGACGACTGCCCGCCGAGCATACAGCCCTATTACCGGCAGAGCTACCAGGGAGTCGAAAGCGGCTTCTATTTCCACAACGGCAGCGTCCTGCGCCTCATAGGTCTCGACTCGAACCCGGACGGCTTACGTGGCCGCTGGTCGAACGGCGTGACCATCTCCGAGGCCTGTTACGTCGACAAGCTCAAGTACGTCGTCCAGTCGATCATCATGCCTCAGTTTCAGGGGCATTTGAAGGCGACGCTGATGATGAACAGCACCCCCGCGCGGGATCCTGGGCATCCGTACAAAACAGAATTTGTCCCCGACGCCATCAAGCGCGACGCCTACAGCAAATATACGATTTTCGACAACCCGCGCCTCGGCAAGGCCGAGCGAGACGAACAAATCCGCTCGCTCGGTGGCATCGAGGCCGAAGAGTGCCGCCGCGAGTGCCTCTGCGAAGACGTCCGCAGCGAGTCTCTAACCGTCCTGCCCGAGTTTAGTATCGCTCAGCATGTGATGGAGCAGAAACTACCGCCGTATGCTTGCGGTTATACGGTTGTAGACCCGGGTACTCGGGACCTATGCGCTATAATCTGTGCGTATTACGACTTTGCGCGCGCCAAAATGGTCGTTAGCCACGACTGGGCGCAGCGCGGCGCACCGACTAACACCGTCGCTCACGCCATACGCACCACCGAGTCGCAGGCGTTCAAGGATCTTACGTTCTGGTCAGACAAAATGTTCAAGCGCAACCCCGTCTACCGCTACAGCGATATCGACGCGCGCATGATCCTCGACCTGAACGTGCAACATAAGATCAAAATCGGCGCAGCGGACAAGGACGGCGCAGAAGCAGCGCTAAACCAGCTGCGAAACGCGTTTCAGAACCAGCGCATCGAGATCAACCCGCGCTGCCGGCAGACGATCCAGCAGTGCGAACAGCTCATCTGGAACAAATCACGAACGTCTTACGAGCGTAGTGACGCGCTAGGGCACGGCGACCTTGTCGACTGCCTGAAATACGCGTGGCGTCACATCAACCGCCAGCAGTCGCCCATGCCGCCCTACGGAATCGTGCTTTCTCGCGATATTCCCCTCGAGAATATTTTTCTGCATGAGGGCGACCTGCGCTCACAGAGCCGCGTGAGCAAGGCAGCCAACGCAATCATGCCTCGCGGCGTTCAGACGCGCGGTCGGAGATCCAATGTTTGAGCTCGAACAGAAGCACGCCGCGAATCAGAATGACCCAAAAGAGCGGGAGACGTCGACGACTGAAGACGCCCTGCAGCTCATCGACGAGTATTGGGCCAATGAGCGCGACCCGGACGAGCTCTGGTCGACGCTGAGCGACAAAGAGCAGGAATTCTACTGCGCGCTCGAGCGGCGGAACCTGTTCAACATGTACCGCTTCTCGTTTTCGCACTACTTCGGCCTGCACGGTGCGTCAGGAGCGTCCTCACGCTGGCAGACGCAGTCGATATCCTTCGCAGGGCCCGACAATGAGCTCATCGACTTCTGCATGAACGAATATCGGTCATTCGCTGACCAGATCTTCAACATGCAGACTAAGCACCGTCCGTCTTTCGAGGCGCAAGCCTTGAATACTGACTACAAGTCGCTGGCGCAGGTTCAATCCTGCGACACGATGGTGAAATACTACTTCGAAGAGGTCTACGGCGAGAAAAAGGAGAAAGAAGTAGTAAAGATAGAGGGTCTCTACGGCAAAGCTTACACCCACCTAGAGTGGGATCCTGACGGCGGCCGGCAGATCGAATACGAAGAGGAGATTCCGAGCGACCGCGGCCCCATTCCGGTCAAGAAGCGCGGCAAATCAGGCGTTATTCGTCTCGCCCGCTGCTACCCGTGGGAGGTGATCTGCGAACCGTACCGCTCCGAGCTCGACGACCCGATGTGGCGCATGGTCATCGGCGCCAAACGCAACAAAGTAGAGATGATCGCGCGCTATCCGATCTACGCCAAGCAGATTGACGAGTCGGACTACGTCGCGAACGTCTACGAGTACCAGTTTCCCGGCTCAGACCCCCTCGCTAAAGAGCCCGAAGGCACGTGCGGCTACCGAATCTTCTATCACGTGCGCTGCATGAGCATGCCCGAGGGTCGAAGGGCGATTTTCGTCAACAACGTCTTGGTTGACGACGGCCCGCTGCCGATCGACGAGATTCCGGTCTACCCGTTGTGTCCTTCGGAGCTCCACGGCACGAGCTTTGGCATCTCAGCACTGTGGAATCTGCTGCCTATGGAGCAGATGACCAATCAGGTGCTAAGCGATATGGCCACTAACATCGAGGCCTTCGGAAGGCCGCCGTTAGCGCTCGTCGAAGGCTCCGACATCGACATCGACAGTTTGGCGAATGGCCAGAAGGTAATTTTTATCCCGCCGAACACGGAGCCGCCAAAACCCGTCCAATTTCCGCATTTGCCCGAGTACACATTCAAGGTCTTGGACATGCTGAAGGCCTCGAAGCAGTCGATCAGCGGTCTGAACGCGATTGCACGCGGCGACACGTCGACGAACATCACTTCGGGCGCCCACGCGGCACTTTACAGTCAGATCGCCGTTGAGGCGCAGTCAGACGAAGCTCTGAACCTCGACCTGCACCGCGAAGCTGTCGCAAACGGCATGATCAGCTTCCTCAAGTACCACGCCAAGCACCCGCAGCTCGTGGCCATCGTCGGCATCGACGAACGCGCATATCTCGAGGAATTCACCGAGAAAGAATGGACGGGCATTCAGCGCGTACGAATCAAGACGGCCAACCCGGCCCTCAAGACGAGTGCCGGCAAGATGCAGCTCGCCGAGCTCCTGCGCCAGTGGCCCGGCATGCCGATCAAAGACCCGCAGCAGATTATCGAGCTCGTGGTCAGCGGTCAGTTCAAGCCTGCCTACCAGCCGACGCGCAGCGCCGAGCTCCGCATCCGCCGCGAGAACGAGAAGCTGCTCAAGGCGCCACAGATCACGGAAGTGCCAGGCAAACCGGGTCCCGATGGTGCGCCCGGCCAGCCGAAGAAGACCGTACCCACCGTCAAGGTCTTGATGACCGACAACGTCTCGAGTCATCTCTTCGGCCACCTCGAGGTCTTGACGTCTCCCGCAGCGGAGAAGGATCCGCGCATCATGCAGGCGTGTCTCACGCACATGCTTGAGCACGTGGACCTGGCGCGCAACGGCGACCCCTACCTGGCCGGCGTGCTCGGCAACCCACCCCCGCAGCAGCCAGGCGGCCCACCGCCCGGAGCGCAGCCTCCAGGTGGCAAGAACGGGGCAACGGGCAGCAGCCCGACGCAGGCGACGCAGAACAAAGCTGCGGCCGTACTCGCGCCCGACCAGACAGACGACTCAAATGGCGCGTCGATACCCTCGCCCGCCAAGCCCGCCAAGCCCCCGCAGGCGGCGGCATGACACAACCAACAATCGAACTAGGACAACGTAGCTATGGCAGAGCCATCCGCAACGCCCTCGTCGACTGGTACCGGCACATCGGCACCCTCGACATCGGGCTCATCTACCTCCACCTCCACCTCCACCTCCACCCCATCGCAGTCTAGCTCGGTACCGAGCTCGGGATCTTTGTCTTCGCGAGAATTCGCGAGACAGCTGCGAAGCAAGCCGAATGGCAGCTTCGACACCATCCGGCCCGCCGACAAGCCAGCCGAAGCTGCGAACGACAACGCGAGCATCGCCGCTAGCCAGGCCCAAGAGCCTACCCAGCGCGAGTACAGCGACGACGCGCCATGGTACCAGCGCTACGAGCAGGGCATCCACGGCGTGCCCGCCAAAGAGCTCCTAGAGGCCTTGGAGCGCGGCACGGTGCCAGACGCTCTGATGGGCAAGCTGCGTCTCGCCATGGGCGAGGATGGCTACGAAGGCTCTTTAGAAGAGCTCCGAAGCGGCGCCATGATGCGCCGCACGTTCACGCAGAAGTCGCAGGAGCTCGCGGAACAGCGCCGTAGCTTCGAGGCCGAGCAGGGCGAGCTCGTGAACTACCTGTCCAACTGGAAGCAAGACCCGCAGCAGCTGCTTTACGGCATGCGGCGACTCGGCATGCCGATCCAAGAGGTCGCGCAGATGCTTCTGCAGGAGGCTGTGACCGCCGACAAACTGAACGAGGCCGTGCCCGGCTCGGGAGACGAATGGCTGCAGGCGCAGGTGATGAAGGCGGAACACGCCGACTTGTTGAGGCAGCACCAACAGCAAGAGCAAGCGCGTCAGCAAGCCGAGCAGGCGAAGAAGCAGGAGTCTATCTCTACTAACCTGCGCAACATCGCTATGAAGGAGTTCGAGAATGCGGGCTTAGACTACAAGCCGACTGCCTGGAACCTGTTTCGCGAACACTGCGCAGCGGTTTACGAAGAGACCGGCAAGTTGAGTCGTGCTGACGTTCGCCGCGCAGTGATCGACACGAAGGCGCAGATCGAAGATTACGTTCGTAAGTACAACGAACCTGCGCAGCGCCCCACGCTCGGCGGGCCACGGCTCGACGGCGGAGCTCCACGCGCAACGAACCCGTCTGCGCCGAGTCGGCCAGGCAGTCGCCAGCTGTCGTCTCGTGAGTTTGAGCGCCAGATTCGGTCGGGTCGTTTTTGATACATGTTATAATCTGTCTAAGCACTAACTAACCAGTTCGCAAGAGGCCCGCGACCTCGGCGTCCCCCTAACTAGTGGACAAGACGCCTAACATACCGTGGACAACCTCAGACTAGGTGAAGTGCGAAACCACTGTTTCTCACAACATAGTTTGAGGTTTCTACATATATGGCTGGTAATACCGGCGCATTGCTCAAAGAGGTCTACGGTGGGATGTCCAATCCTATCGCACCCGAGGGCAGCTTCGCCAAAGATATTGAGTTCGTTCCGCCCAAGGAACGGACTGGTCGAGACTACTACTTCCCCGTTCGCCTTGGCCTAGAGCAGGGCGCGAAGTACAGCGTCTCTTACGATGCGTTCGAGCTGCAGACTCCGGTAGACGGCGTCTACGAGGACGCAACGCTTGCTGGTGCCGAGATCGCGATGAAGGCATCGCTGTCTTACGGCGAGATGAGCCGCTTGTCGGCGTCGAAGGGCGAGAGCTCGAAGGCGTACGACCAGGGCGTCGCCATCAAGATCCTGAACCTGACGCAAGGTATGGAGCTCCATCGTGAGATGGCGCTTTGGTACGGTCCCGGCGCTAATGCGCTGGCTGCCCCGCTTGCAAACATCGGCGTTGTAAACAGCGTCGGTGCAGCGGCTGGTGCGAACGGTATCCGTATCTTCACCATCACCCGCGCTTCATTTATCCCGGGTTTTTGGCAGGATGCGCAAAACATCTTGCTCGAGTTCGTGGCGTCTGGCGGGCTGACACCCTTCACGGTCACCACGCCCGCGAAGGTCATCGCAGTCGACATCAAGAATGCCCGTATCACGGTGCAAGGCTTGCAGGCTGAGGTAAACAACGTTGGCTTCGCCGCTGGTGCGACTGTCCACGTGTACTCGTCTGTCGGTAACTCGATGATCGGCGCGCAGCCTATCTGTGAGAACACCGGCATCATGTTCGGCATCGATGGCGCGCAGTACCCGCAATGGAAAGCGCAGAGCTACCCAGTCAACGGCACCTTGTCGTTCGACAAGCTCATCGAGGGCATCACGCTCGCTGCTGACTCTGGTCTCGACGGAGGCTGCACCTGCTATGTGAATAACAGGTCGTGGTCGACACTTCTGACTGACGAAGTTGCGATGCGTCGGTACCTCGGATCTGACATGGGCGGCAAGGCCAAGCCCGGGTTCCGCGAGATCGAATTCATCACGAATTGCGGCGTAATCAAGATCAAACCGTACCGCTACATGAAGCAGTCGTTGGCATTCGCCATTCCGACTGATGAGTGGAAGCGTGTTGGTTCGTCTGACATCACTGCCACCCTGCCCGGCAACCCTGACGAGTTTTTCTACCAACAGTTGGACAACGCTGCAGGCGCTCAGCTGCGAATGTACATGGACCAGTCGATCGTGAGCGAGATCCCGTTCCACTCGGTGATTTTCAGCGCCATCGACAACCCGAACGACAGCATCCCGTCGCTGACCTGATCTTCTCTTTGACTGCCCTGGCCTCGGGTGTGCGTTCGCGCGCTCGGGGCCGTTGTTTATGGAGGTTTTGACATGTTTCCGATTTTAGCCGCGGCACAGGCTGCGATGGGCGTGATCGACGCCAAGAAGAAAGAGAACGAGGCGAGACGCACCAACGCTGCTCGTGCAGCGCTCGGTGAGGCGCCAACAGCCGATCCAGGTGGCGGCGCCATGGGTGCTCTGATGAAGGGCGTAGGAGACGTCGCAGGCGCCATGGACAAGCAGCCGAAGGCGCCCGAGGCACCGGTAGCAGGGCCTAAATCGCCGATGTACAGCGCAGACGACGTCTACCCGAATACGGGCGCAGGCTCGAAGCCGCTGTCGACTCCACCGCCCGCCCCGATGGTTGGTCCGCCGCCAGCGCCCGCGGGCGCCATGCCGAAGCAGCTGGGGGGCATCGGAGCGCAGATGCAAGACCCCATGATCACGGACGAGAACGAGAACTT